ATGACCCTAAACATCTCACCTGAAACAAAAATGGGTAAGATTGAGAATTGGGATGCAGAAGAGTGGATTAGAGGTGTAGATAAAACATACGATGTAACATCAGCTGGAAGTACTGAAACTTATAGTAAGAACGAAGTACAACAAATGATTAAAGAGCACGGATTGGGTGTAGCCGCCAATGGGGTTCTGTATGACCAGAGTAAACCTGGACTTATTGCAGATATTTTAGATTTATGGTTTTCACAAAGGGTTGAATTTAGAAAATTAGAAAAGCAATATGGTGAAGCGGGTGATACGGAGAAATATGAATTTTATGCTAAAAGGCAGTTGGTTCAGAAGATTCTTCTTAACTCTATGTATGGTGTTCTTGGTCTTCCTGCCTTTCGGTTTTACGATATTGATAATGCAGAGGCAGTTACGATTACGGGTCAAACTGTTATTAAGAAAACGGCAGAGATGGCAAACATTAAGTACCAAAAGGAATTAGGTACTAAAGAAGATTACAACGTGTATATAGATACAGACTCAATCTATATGCTGGCAGAACCTTTGGTAAAACATAGGTTTCCGGAGTATAAAACATTTGATGAGAAACGAATGGCTTCGGTAGTAAACGATATTGCAGAAGAAACACAACTATTTCTTAATAAGTTCTATGATATATTAGCCGAAAGGTTCTTCTTTATATCAAAGGATAAGCACAGATTTGAAATTAAAAAGGAATACATTTCTAAAGCAGGATTTTGGGTAGCAAAGAAACGATATGCACAATGGATGATTTTAAAGAATGGTATTCCATGTGATAAACTTGATGTAAAGGGGTTAGATGTAGTTCGTTCATCATTCCCAAAAGCATTTCAAGACTTTATGAGTGGTATTCTTCGTGATATTCTTACGGGTAAAACGAATGAAGATGTTGATAAAGAATTAAGAGAGTTTAAATTAAGTTTATCTGGATTGGATGTATCAGTTATAGCAAAGGGTGGAGCAGTAAAAGAGATTAGTAAATATGATACCAAAACTTTAGATAAACGCATTGGTTCATTTGAAAAAGGAACACCTGCACACGTTAAAGCAGCAATCACATATAATCGATTACTCAAACACTACAATTGTGCATTTATGTATGAACCAATTAGAGATGGTGATAAGATTAAGTGGGTATATTTAAAACAAAATCCATTTGGATTAGATACGGTAGCATTTAAGAACTATAATGACCCGGATGAAATTATGGATTTTGTTAAAAAATACATTGATGTAGATAGAATTTTCGAAGCAGAGTTGGAGAATAAGATGAATGACTTTTATAGAGCATTGAAATGGGAGAAGGTAAACCACGCAGAGAAAAAACTCTCACAATTTTTTGGATTCTAAATTAAATTTTCGTATATTTGTAAAAATTAAAACAATAAATTATGAACAAAGTAAGATTAAATCGTTTCATTCAAAAGTACAACTTGGCTGGACTTATTGAAAGTGTTGCTTGGAAAACAGATGGTAGTACATTAACTACAAAGTTTATTTCCGATGATAAAACTTTATTAGGTGAGGTTGAATTAGCAAATTTCACATTTGATACCGCAGAGTTGGGTGTTTACACTACATCAAATCTAAATCGTATGTTATCTGTAATGGGTGATGATATTGAATTGGAGGTTGGTAAGATGGAAGAAAAGAGTATTTCATTAAACATCAAAAGTGACAAGACAAAGGTAAACTATCAGTTGGCTGAATTAGCAGTTATTCCAGCGGTACCTGATTTGAAATCATTGCCTGATTTTGATATTCAAATTGAATTAGATAATGCATTCATTGACCGTTTTATCAAAGGTAAAAACGCATTATCGGATGTAGATACATTTACAATTCTTACAGAGAAGGGTGATTTAAATTTGGTGTTGGGTTACTCAAATGTAAACTCTAACCGAATTACATACACTGTACATTCATCGTATGGTGCAGAAGTTAAAGCAATTTCATTTTCCGCTAAATATCTTAAAGAGGTATTGGTAGCAAACAAAGATGCAAATTCAGCTAAATTACAAATTTCAACACAAGGATTAGCACACGTTGCATTCCAAATTGATGACTTTACATCAAAATACTATTTAGTTGAAGTTCAAGCTGGAGCATAATAAATTACATATATGAAATTTTGGGATACCGAAGAACCAAAGGAGGTTTTTAATTACGATGAGATGAAACGTAAGTTCATTGAGAACTTGGATTATCTTAAAGAAATGTCCGTTGAAGAACAAACACTATACAAAAAGTGGATGGAATGGAATGCGGACTTAAAGACAACGTTTCCTAAAAAATCATATTTAGGTCAATACTACGATGTGTTGTGGAGACCAACTGATATATACAATAAGGAGCTAACTCTGAAAGAATTAGATGAGTTAGACCCTTATGTGGAAATTGTTGAAGATGACCCAAAGCAATCAACTCGATGGACGGATATTCGTAGACTTATCCATACGATGGAGTTTTCAGCTAACCCAGGTCGTAATGTTAAGATTTACGCCAAAGATAGAACGAGTGGTAAGATATTAGGGCAGATTTGTTTAGGTTCTGATATTACATCTTTGGGAGTTAGAGATGCATATATCGGTTGGAGTAAAGATGATAAGTTTAAGAAGGGTAAATTGAATTGTACTGCTATTGCAACTACCATCGTATCAACACAACCATTTGGTTACAATTTTTTGGGTGGTAAACTAATCGCAGCATTAGCAACCGCACCGGAGATACGGGATTATTGGAAACGCAAGTATAGTAATCCATTAGTTGGTATAGGTACAACATCCCTGTATGGTATTCACTCACAATATAATGGTATCCCACATTTCAAAACATTAGGCGAATCTAAAGGTAAAATTTCTACAAAGCCAGATGATTCGGTTTATGACCCTTGGCATCAATGGATTAAAGAAAATCGTTCAGAATGGTATAGTAAAAATATCACACAAGAACGTGAAAGGAATGGTGCTAGTATGGGTTATGAAAAGAATGGACCTGTAAGTGGTATTAAGCAAAAGATTATTCAATCAATCTATAAAGAGTTGGGAATTAAATCAGATGCTTATGACCACGGATTCCAAAGAGGTGTGTATTTTGCACAAATGTATGAGAATGGTCATGAGTTTCTATGTGATAAAATTACCGAAGAGGAATTGGTATTGAAGGATAAGTTTAAGAATGGTATTCAATACACAATGGATTGGTGGAAAAAGAAAGCCAAAAATCGTTACATTAAATTATACGATGAGGGTAAGATTAAGCCAGAGGTTCTATTTTATGTAGATGCAATTGGTATTAGTTGGGAGAAAATGAAAGAACTTTATTTATCAGAGGTAGGAAGGTAAGATGCAATTTTGGGAAGGACAAATAAGTAATAAAGCTAGAAAGGTATTGGTGATACCAAATATCACTAACTCCAGCAATATAGAAAAAGACTCTTTTGTGGATGTAATTTACAATCACATTAAGGGGTTAGAAAACTATGGAGAATACTTTTGGAATATCATATTACCTAAACCCGTACAAAAGCTTAACTTATTAAATGTTAAGCAGCATATACTACCATTCTCTGGTGATATGATAAAGATGCGTACATATCCACCTGATATGAATAAAGTGTTGGAGAATGTTGAATACGATGTAATTTATTCCCATTTACCAGATTGGCCGCAAGTGGGTAGATACAAAAACTCATTTGATACTAAAATCATTGGTTACGCACATTGGTGGGAAATGAAATCGTGCAACGCAGAGGATAGAAAGAACAAATGGAGATGGATGCCCATAGAATTATTGGGTGTATCTCAAATGGATACTTGCTTTTTAAATACACAAGACCAAAAGAATAGGGTATTGGAAGAAGCTAGTGCTTGGTATAGTGATGGGTTTGTAGGTAATTTGGATAAAATTCTTACAGTATGGAATCTTGGTATAGATAATACTAAAATAATTCTAACACCATCCACAGAAAAAACCAAAACTATTGTATTCAATCACAGAGCAGCAGCTTATAAAGGGTATCCAACTTTCATTAAACTAATGGAAGAGTATAGAGGACAAAGACAAGATTTCAATGTATGGGTGCCTCAATTAGATGGTACACCCGAACATAGTTGGATTGATAATACAAAAGTACCAAAGCACGAATACTATAATAGATTACAAAGATGTTTAGTTGGTATCCAAATGAGACAAACCAATTATGGGTGGAGTGTAGCAGCTACGGATTGTATGATGAATGGTACACCAATGATATATCAGGAATCAGATTGTTATAGAGAAATTGAGCCTGATGGTATGTTCTTCAAATTCAAAAAAGATTTATTTGAGATGTTGGATAAGTTATTGGATAATGAAGAGTTCAGACAAGAAAGAGAGGTTATGGCTATAAATCGTTGTGGTGAGTTATCAAAAAACAATGATGTTATGTTACAACTATTGCATAATAAACTAACAGATAAACAATAAAATATAATGGCATTTTTTGAAACAGAAAAAGTAAATAATGTAGAATCAACTCATAGTTTATGGGTTGAAAAATATCGTCCAAAGGTATTGAATGAATATATTGGTAATGATTTATTAAAAGAAAAGGTAGAGGGTTATTTAGAAAGAAATGATATTCCACATCTATTACTTTATGGTAAAGCTGGTACTGGTAAAACTACATTAGCCAAAATCATAGCAAACACAATTAAATGTGACTTTATGATTATCAACGCATCGGATGAAAATGGTGTAGAAACTCTACGTGTTAAAATTAAAAACTTTGCAAGTGGTGTTGGTTTTGGTGGTTATAAGATTATTATTTTAGATGAGGCGGATTATTTAACACCAAATGGCCAGGCGATTCTTCGTAATGTAATGGAAACGTTTAGTGCACATTGTCGTTTTATCTTAACGTGTAACTACCACGAAAAGATTATTGAACCAATTATTTCTAGATGTCAAACATTTGCAGTAATCCCACCATCAAAGAAAGATGTTGCAGTTCATGTTAGTAATGTATTAACCAAAGAGGGTATTACATTTGATATTAAAAATTTGGCAGAAATTATCAATCAGTATTATCCTGATATTCGTAGGGTTATAAATACTTGCCAACTACAATCATCGAAAGGTGAATTAAAAATTGATACTCAAACTTTAATTCAATCGGATGTTAAATCCAAATTAGTTGATTATTTAAAAGCTAGTGATGATAAACGTAATACATATTTAAATATTAGACAATTGGTATTGGATAACAGATTAAATGATTTTACGGAGTTATATGCATATTTGTATGAAAAGGTAGATGATTATGCAGCTGGTAATACGGCTAGTGTGATTCTATCATTAGCAGAAGCTCAATATAGAGATTCTATGGTAGTAGATAAAGAAATCTGCTTTATGGCAGGAGTTATAGGTATAATTGGAATTATTAAAAAATAAATTATGGAAAACACAGAAACAGCAAAGCCTATCGGTGATAGAGTTTTAATTGAGATTGAAAAGCAGGAAAAAACAGTAGGTGGTATTATCCTACCAGAAACCGCACAATATGGTGAAAACAAATTGGGTAAAGTAATATCAGTAGGGCCTGGTGTATTTACACAAAACGGAACTCGTATCCCTATGACATTGGAGGTTGGTAATAAAGTATTACTACCACATAATAGTTACGATACACAAACTATTAAATTGGCTGGTAAAGATTATATTTTATTGCGAGAGCAAGAAGTTTTAATGGTGATACGATGATAGGTGGTAATTTAGGAAAACCAAATATATCACAAGCAAAGGATATGGCTTGTGGGAATTGTGGAGGTGATACTTTTGCAATTGGGTATAAGTTTAAAAAGATGAGTAAGTTACTCACAGGAGCAGCATCGGATGAGATTATCCCATTTGAAATCTATTTATGTGTAGAATGTGGAGAACCATTAGAAGAGTTGTTACAACCTGAATTAAGAAAACCAAAAGAAAATGGCGAAGGAAAAAATCCGCTTGGGCTTATTTGACCACATATCGGCAGTAACGGAGAAGCAATACCCTAATTATTTTAATACAATATCGGTAGAAGATAAAAAGACTTGGACTAATTATCTTATCTTCCGTTACTTATCAATGAATTATGAATTTGTAGAATTTTTGGCTGAAATACAACCATTGGTTGAAACATTAGAGGCTGAACAATTCTACAAAGTTATGATAGATGTAATACCAAAGAAAAAATATTATCTAAAATATATGAAGGGTAAGAAATCTGCTGATTATGAAAAATGGTTAATTGAATTAGTAGCAAAAGATAATCAGGTATCTACATTGCAAGCCGAAGAATATTTGGATATTTTATATTCTACCAAAAATGGGAAGGGTGAAATACTAAACCTTTGCCAAAAATACGGAACATCCGAAAAGGAAATCACTTCCTTAAAACTTAAAATTTAATATCGTTTTATGATTTCTCCTATATTTATTTATGGGAGAAATTATGAGACTAATTACATCAATATTGTTGGTGCTATTACCTATTATGGGTATGGCACAAAATACAGAGCCAGTTTTTGTTGAAAAAGTTGTTAATAGTGTTCAGATAGGACCTTTAACCGGCAACAAAAACCTGGCTTTTGGTGTAAAAAACATCCTACAAGAATTAGTACAAGAGAACCATCCTTTGATGGAAACCATAGATGAGAACACAATCGTTCTTAAAACAGAAATCGTTTTCTTCGATATTCTAACAACCAAAAAAAATATATCAGTTTTTCATTCAGACGAAACTGAAGTAGTTATACGAATCAAGGGTACGCTTTACAAAAACGGCAAGAAATTAAAACAATTTTTAGCAGAAGAAAGTTCATCCGAAGTATCTACTAGTACATTATTAGTTAATGAAGGTGGACAATTCAACCAACAATCTGCACGAAATGCGATTAAAAAGAATTGTGAAACCTTAATCAAAAAACTATTATAATGAAAAACTTATTATTCGGATTGGTGTTTATATTAGCATCATTTACATCTTTTGGGCAATTGATAATAAACCAAGAAATCGTAAACTCAAAACCTTATAGAGTTGGGGATACTCTAACTATGAGATACAATGTTGTTAAAGGAACTACAAATCCAAGATACCTATGGATGCGTTATCAGTATTCAAACAAGCACCTACAAAAATTAGGTCCTACTGTATTCTCACAAGGACAAACTGCTCAAAACTTTGAAGCAACTTGGCCAAACTATATGTTTACACAAAATCCTATAATTGGAGTTGGTGAATTGGATAAGCAATACGCTTCAACACCTTGGAACTATTCACAGAATGGTGATTGGATAGCAAAGCAATTTACAACACAAAGAGCAGATGCAGTAATTGATGGTTTATGGGCAACTGAAAAGTTTATCTTATTAGAAAACTCAACGTATCAAGCCATACACAAATTGGATTTGGCAACTGCTAATGGAACAAACGATGCAGCAATCACACCAATTGGTTCTCAAGTTCTTCAATTATCTTTTGCAGATGCAGATGTAAAGCACGTTTCCGCATTTAGAGTAAGAGTTGCATATCCAGGTAATTTTGATGTTACATCATTATCAGTTCTAATCCAACCATTAAACGCAGATGGAACTACTAATTTTTCTGCTCCACAAATAGCAAAGACACCATTAAACTCTGCGGGAATGGTAGATTTCGCACAATTTAATATTGGTGATAAATTTGGAGTATATATTGTTCCAACTACTGGAGCAGGTTATTTAAACAATGTAGTAACTGTTACCGATGCTTATAGAGCATTTTTAGCAGTAACCGATGTTGGATTAAATGGTACATCATCTATATTCCAATACCCTGCAATCGAAAAGGCAATTGGTAATGTAACAATTGGTGATGGTGATTTTAACAACAACGATG